TTGGTAGAAATTTTTTATATGTGTCCATCACTATGTTGTATGATAATATAATATCTTCTCGCGTATCAAATGATTTGAATACAAAAATCTTATTATTAAAAATTGAAAAATTTTCTTTTATAGAATCTATTGTATCGTCAGTATCTTTTTTTCTTGTAAATGTGCATACTAGTTGTGTTTTCAATACCTCTCTCTCATTTTTTTTAAATATCTACTCAATATAAATATCAACTTAAATTTGTTTAATGTGTCCAAAATCGTCACCAGCATAAATTTTTACTGACATATTATCAGTCTCAAGTGCAGACTGTAAAGTTTCTATTAAATCATTTTCGTCTGGATGTATATCAAAAATAAATGCATCATACAGATACATCATAAAAACAGACTTCTTATTCTTCAAGTATGGTAGAATGCTTTTTATTTTACGTACATTGTATTCCGTTTCTAATGATTGAAGCACATAATTGAATACTTTATTGGGCGTGGCATCTTGAATATCTCTGAAATTCTTTTCGTAAAACCAAGACTTAACTATGTTATTCTTTTCATATATCGAATACATTTCATCTATGAGTGCCTGAACCGATCTAAAGAAAGTGTGGTTCATAAATTCAGGTGTGATTGTTCCATAGATGTTTTGAAATACTTTTCCTTTGAATTTATCATAGTCCATGTCCATATGTAAATCATTCTGTATTTGTTCATATGGGTGACATTCAAATTGATAGTCCAATATCTTAGCAAGTAGTTTGATATGAAATGCATCATAATCAAACTGAACTATTTTACCACCATGAAATCTTGAACGGATTTTATCTCTACTACCGTCTTTCTTATTCATTGCAGAGAAATTAAAACCATCGAAAGCGTTACTCGGTCTACCTGTTGCCGTATACCACATATAGTTTTGTTTCTTCCATTCATCACCAACAAGAATATCGTTTCTTTCTATTTCGTGGAATACATTTATGAAATCATTACAATAATCAATACAACTTTGACTAATTGGATTATCTACATAAACTTTCATAACATACCGTGCAATTCTCCTTGCCCATTCAAATTGTTTTGAAAGTGGTATGACTTGGCCTAAATCTTCTATCTTGTAAAATTTTTTTGCAAGTATTTCCATTCCTTTTGGATAAAATTCATGTGGGTTGATATGGTCTGATATGTAATAATGAAGATATGAATTTAAATCTATACCACCATTAAACCCGTTGTAAACAAGCACCTTTTTATTGAACACAATTGTTTTTGGGTGTAAAATAATATCATTCAAACTAATATCTGTATCTATTTCGTCTGGATGTGTAAAGTTTATGTATTGTTCTTCTCCGTCTATAAATAGAAAATACATACCTATAATGCCAACTACTGATTGGTGTTTATTTGGATTGGTTGTAATTGGAATGCAAACCGAAGGTTTTTCTTGGAATATCATAATATAGTTTGGATTGATAATAATATAATCCAAATATAATAATTTTTTACATAAATTCAAAATAAAATTTATGAATTTCTACGTCTGTTTTCATAGACAGTTAGCTCTCTTGGTCCAGATACGGTTTTTCTTAATAACGGATATTTTTTTGAATATCTTTCTATTATTCTCAAATTAGTATCAACTACTCCTGGAATAGTTAAAATATTATTTTTGTAAATATCATATTGAGGTCCATCTGTTTTCCACGGAACAGTAATAACTTCAAATAAAAATTGATTAAGACCACTACGTGTGCTAGTTACCGTTACCGCTTGTTTTTGATCTATTTCATAAAAAACTCTAGATCTCTCATTCCTCTTTGAAACGAAATATCTAAATAATTTACCATCTCTTATTTCTCTATCTGTAAGTTGTCTGTTTATCGCAATTGGTGTTGTATACCGGTAATATTCATCTGGATTATTTATGCGTTTCCTTTTGCCTCTCAAAGGATTTGATACAAAATGTTTTAGATCATAATATCGTTTTTGCATTTCCGATATATTTCGGTATGATATTAGTCTTTTTGATCTAACAGGATCCCATTCTGGTTCACTAAAAACCTCTCCAGTAGTATATCTGTGATAGAAACCAACATATTGTGAAAAATCAGATATGAACATAAGTTCTTCTCCACTTGTAAAAAGATTTTTTACAATCTGATTTTCACTATAATATGACTTTAATCTAATTTCCATATCAATCTCTCATTCTAGCAACCGTATTTATAGTTGTCTCCCAAGATGTTGCATCAACTTTATGGTTTATTTTAGTTACTGTAAAAAACATTGCCCCCGCATAACCAGCCGGTAATAAATTAGTTGTAACTGCATCTCCAAATTTAAATCCAGATATTCCATCAACTGTAACTGCAAAGTTTACAGGATAAACGGTTCTTGTAATAGAGTGATGATCTGCAGTTGATTTCTTACATTTTTTAAGTATAGCACGATAACTGTCACCCCACACCGCATTTATACCATATAGATCAACTATCCCCTCCATTGCACCTAATTCTGCAGTTGGGAATCCAGCATAAGGCGTTACTTCTGATGTTGGTGTGTCCAAGTCGCCACCGTCTGGACCAACATAAGCTGCAGTTGCAATAGCGGATGGTGCAGTGCAGGATATATTAACAGATTTTATCATTGGTCTAATCATACTTGCTTCAAACTTAAATATTGAAACAGCCGGAGAATATGACATATCCTCCACGGATAAAACAACTTCTCTTGGTCCAGGACCGCCACACATAGAAATTTTCTCAACCATTGTTGCAGCTAACTGTATGCTATCACCTGTGCATTCATTTGTTCGTTTGCACAACTCATTTAAAAAACCAGTTATATTTTTTTCAGTAACAGCAGTTGCTGCCTCTGAAAAGAATTTTCTCCAAGTTGCTTTAAGAAAATCTACATTGAACCATATTCCACCAAATTCTCTTCTTATTCCATTTTGATTACTAAATGTACCGTTACCTGCACTATATGTACTTATTGGTGGATTTATTACAGTTGTACCATATCCAGGCAAAGTGTTCCATATTACTTCGGTTGGATATGCAGATTTCATCCAATCATAACCTTGTGTAAAATTTAAACGTATATCTATCTTCATAAAATTACGCATATTTATTTCACCCAACCTATCGTTTAAGTAATTTTCAATAGAACCAAATGATACATAATAATATTTTTTTACAATAGCTTGAGTTATAGGATTCGGTGGAGCACCACCCGCGGTTCCAGCCGTTCCACCTGCATTGGGCACAACTTCATCAGTCGGCGGCGGTTCTGGTTGCCATGGTATACCCATTGCAAAGAATTGCAATCCATGTGTGTTTACAGGACCCGTATTTACTCCTGTGGTTTGCCATGCCTGTATTCCGTATAATTCCCATGGTTGAGAGCCGGCTGGAGCAGTTTTTGGTAAACTTGCACCACCTGTACCGGAGTAATTTACTGGTTCAGCATATGCCATCACTTCGTCTACTATTGTTGCCAAGTCATAGCCAATAACGGGTGCGCCCTTTGGATCGTTTGGTATAAAATCAGGTGTACCTGCACCAACTAATGCGGGAACAGTGCTAGTTTTATTTACTCTCAATGTATTTGCACCAGGAGCACCAACACCCACACTCGCAGCGGTTATTATCTGAACGGTGGCACTTACAGACATATCAACATTAACAGACCAATTAAAATTAGTTATTATACCATTAACCCCAAACACAGATGCACATGCACTTCTAGCATATGTTGTCCATCCAAATGCAACACTAACCCTTGCACCTGGTTTAAAAAATGCATTTTCAATACGCCCTAATGCCATAGAAGCTCGACTGACTTCAGGATAAACAGTAAATGAATAACTACCTTTAATCAATGAACCCATTGCACCTTCATTACTTACATCTATTCCCATTAGCAATGGTAGTCTTGGCAGATGTCTTCTTTCGGTGTATAATGTTAAATTACCAACAGCATTACTATTTGTTGTAGATGACGATAAACCTAGAACTACACCACCGCCACTAACTCTTGCCCAAGGTTTTTTTCCATAAGACCAATATAGTCCTATTTCACCATTAGTATTTCCAGAAGTTCTAACCGCTCTGCCATAATAAGCAGCACGAGCATGCATCTCTCCGGATGCCCCACCTACTGCCTGAACGAATGGATTGTGATCAATACCGAATGTATATGCCATATATTACCTCATAGAGCCAAAAACATTATCAGTAAAATTGGAATCATCCATCATATCAAATAGTGCGGCTATGCCAGACAGTTCATCATAGTACGGTATTTTTAATGTTATTCCGGGTGGTATAAGAAGTGTTCCTTTGCCCAAATTGTTTACTCTGGCAATTACCCACCAATACGATTCATCGCCAAAATATTCCATTGCAAGATTATCCAATCTGTCACCTTGCTGGGATATTACATACACATCTCTTTGATTTGGAAATGTTGGATAATTTACGGTTGCTAATCTAGTAACTCTTTTTGTTTCACCATTGGATGAAGTTTTTTTTACATTAGATATTTGAACTGCATTATCATATCTACTTGGCATATATTTTTCCAATTAAAAGTTTTACACCATAACTAATATAAATATCACTATTCATTTTTTTCAATAATTTGTTTAATTATAGTTTCCAATTCGTCTATTCTATTGGACTGATAATCCAAAATTGATTGTTGTTCTTGTATTGCCTTTGTTAATACCGCGGCCATATGACCGTATGATACTGTCAATATTTCACCTTTTTCTATGTCACCCTCTTTACCCAAAACAACCTCTGGTAATATACTCTTCAATTCTTGGGCGATAAATCCAACTTCACCATTACCAGATGACTTCATCTCATAATGAACTGGATTTAATTTTAATACTTGACTCAATCCATATTCTATTGGTCTTATATTTTTCTTTAAACGAACATCAGACGGCAATGTTCCGCCCGTTCCTCCAGTGCCATCAAAGTCTTCTGGACCATCAAGTCCATCACTTCTTTGTAATGCAACTATTTCTGCGTTAGCAGAAGCTTGATCAGAAGCTGCCTGTGCTCTTGCCTGCGCAGTTGTTAATGCGGGTTGTTTACCATATGGAACATCTGTTGCACCAATTGGAACTGCAACATAATCATCATTCGGATCAGAACCTCCTATACCACTGCCTTGTTCAATTGCCCGGAAATAATTAACTTTGTTAGCATTTTTAGGTGATATTCCTGTTTCATCATCATCAAACAATGAATAGAATACAGAATTTTTCTCTGGTCGATATACACCGAATATAGTAAATCCACATGATACTTGAACAGTTTTTGGCAATTGTAATACGCCGGGTGCAAAATCACCACTAGTGTTCATATCATCTTTTAATCCTGCGGTTTCCCATGTATTACTAACATTATCAAATGTATAACTTAAAGAATTTATGAAACCAGGAACTTTTCTATACAGATGTCCTATATTAAGTCTACAAATAGGCGCACGCATCATACCACCGCCAGTATATTCCGGAGCAGTCCATGATGCCAAATAGTTTAATTTTCTCCAAGTTGCTTTCATTTCATCGCGAGATCCGATGTGAACTGTAAATCCGAAACTAACATCTCTCTCATATCCCTCATATGTATAAATTGGATCTCCTCTACCCATGTATTTTACTGGACTCCACGAAGGTTTATGATTATCAGATATGCTGTCAAATGTAGCACGAAAAACAATAGCTTCAGCAGGTCCAAGAGGACCACCAACCAATCTAGCACTTGAAAAATAAAATGTTACTAAATCCTTTGTTCCTTTTAATCCATTATTGTTTATTTCATATATTTCATTTTCAGTTAATAGTCCAGTTGATTTACGTTTGTAGTCAATTAAATTTATTCTATCACCCCTAAATTCTTTTTTAGGATCTTTTAATTTAACTTGTGTCATTGGCGGTGTTGGTGTAGCAGCTGATGCCCCTCCTCCACCAGAAAGTGCCTCGTATGTAACATTTGTTACATTTGGTTTACTTTTATCGGCACCAACTTTTCCATGTTTACCAAATCCATATTTGGTTTCTAGATTGTTATTAGCAAAATCTATAATAGTTGGATCAGCAGAAAATAACCCTGGAACAGTTCCTTTGGTTTTATCTGTATTTGAAAGATTTTCTATATCATGTCTGAAATCATTGTAATCTCTGGATCTATTTGCAACACCGGCATCTACTCTTTTCAATTTTGAATAAGCAACAGTTGAATATTGTTTTTCTGGAGCAGTATCAGCAAATTCCCCACTGGGTGGACCATTTAATATTTTTTTACCGCTAGGTGTAAAATTAGCATATGTTATTGCTCGTATTCTATCATCCAATGAAATATATTGTGGATCAACAGGACCTTTCAATTTTTCTACTATTATTTTCTGCGAATTAGGTTGTATATCTAAAATTGAATTTTCATATGTATAATTGGAAGTATCGCCTTTAAGTTTAGCACCACCCATTAAGTATGATAATGCAGTCAATAAACCATCTATTTTTTTGCCTTCATCCTGTATACTGTTATGTAGTCCTTTCAATCTTCCATAATATGAATAATCAAAAGTAGATGTATTATCAAAAGCAGTACCGGCATTATCTCTTTTTGAACCACCATAAAAAGTATGCCTTTTGGCTGTATCTGGATAATTTTCATCGGTTATATCAACACCCATTGTATTGTATCTTTTATTTTCTTGGTAAGGGTGACTAGCACGATGTATCTGTAATTGAGAATTATTTTCAGGATCAGATACGCGATATATTTTTCCATCTCCAGAACTTATATCTTTCAAAGGTGTATATTTTCCACTAGTTTTATCTTTATTTATTGGCGTTAAAACAGACGGTAACATTTCACCAACGAGAGCAATCAAACGATTTTTCTTATACGCAAATCGATCACTGACATTGGGTCTATCCGAACCAACTGGAATAAATTTCATATCATCATCTTTTGGTGGATTCATGGATGCGGCAACTTCTTCATATTTGTCTAAATCGCCGTCACCATGTCTTGCTATCAATTCTTTTAAATCTGAATCCTGTCCTTCTATTACATCAATTATAGAATCTTCATTAAATATTTTAGTCTGTGGTTTACTACCAAATGAAAGGGAATCAACATATGGATTTTTCTTGTATAACTCATTCTGTAAAGTTATCCATTTTTGACCTTTTGTTGAATCAATCCATTGTTGTATTCTATCAGCATCTTCGTCTCTAACATCTTCAAATAGGTCTGTTCCGGTTCCATACGTATCACCTATATCTCTGATAATAAATGGTTTGTCTACTCCCCAACTCCAATATTCACCTTTTTCATATTCGTTATCAATATTTCCTTTATCATCACCGTAGATTTTTAAGTTACTCATATCATCTTTAAAACTTGAAACTAATGTATCGTATTTATTTTTGTAAGATGATACTTGTCCTTCTGTTTTTATTTCAGGAACTTGATTTAATAATGTTGCAAATTTACCGTTTTGCCAAGGTCTGTCTCCTAATGATAGCGGAGCATAAGTTTGAAATGTGGTGTCATCTGTACTTATTGATAATAAACGTGCAGCTGACGTTGTTAGTCTTTCTGTATTTCCAGCATTATATTTTAATCTTGGACTTATTATTGGATAAATAGTTTCACCATCGTTCATTTGTAACAAGAAACCCGCTTCTTGTGTTTGGGCACTATCAAACCAAAAATGTGATTTATTTGGAGGCAAAATTCCATTAAAATCAAGCAAAGATGATTCTTTAATATATTCACCATCATCCAATGGTCTTGATGCTCCTTTTGGGAATCTATCCATAGTGAAACCAGATGCATTACTATCTGGAAAGAAATTTATTGAATCCTTTGGTCTATTTCCGTTTGCAATAAATCCAGAACTGCGGTCAATGGATGATTCAATATATTCAGTTGGTGGTCTTTGTGATTGCCCCTTTGGCATTACATTTATCTTAAATCCAGTTGCATCAGTATCCGGAAATCTATTTTCTCCAGCAGGAAATTGTGTTGCAAATGTATATTGTGAAGTAGTATGTTTATATTCCGTTGTTAATGGTCTTTGACCACCTAACGTAAATATATTCATAGTAAAACCACCGGTTACATTTTGCTTAGATTTATCAAAATAATCAACACCAGATTTAGGCAAAGTGCCAACCCAAACAAATCTAGATGATTCCCATTGATATTCTGTATTTGGATTCTGACTTACATTTTTCGGAAATATATCCATAGTGAATCCAGATGCATTACTATCTGGAAAGAAATTTATACCAGATCCTGGTCTTATTCCAGTAAAACCATAATCGGAAGATTCTGTAAAATATTCTGTGTTTGGATTTTTTGATTCACCTTTAGGCATTATATTTAATGTGAATCCAGTTTGATTTCTTTTACTAACATCAAACCAGTCTGCAGGTTCTTTTGGGAAAGTGCCAACCCAAACAAATCTAGACGATTCATGTTTATATTCTGTTTCAGGATTTTTACTTTGAGTTCTTGGAAATATATCTTGCGTAAATCCAGATTGGTTTAATGTTTCTATATCAAACCAATTTGCAGGTTTAGATGGTCTCTCTCCTGTAAATGTGTAGTCAGACGTTTCGTGTAGATATTCTGTTTCAGGATTTTTACTTTGAGTTTTTGGGAATATATTTAAAGTAAATCCTGGTTGATTTTGATTGGGGAAATAATCTATACCAGTTTGTGGAAACTTTCCTTTGAATGTAAATTCAGATGATTCTGGAACATATTTAGTAATCTTAAATTCTGCAAGTCTATGAAAACCAACCGTTGTAAATTGTTTATTTCTATCAAAGAAATCTGTTTCTGGTGATTTTTCTTTTGGTCCATCCCAATCGAATCTGGATGATTCTTCAACATATTTTGATTCAAGTGGTGTTGCTAAAATATGAAAACCATCTGAGGTATATGTAAAGTTTTGATCAAAATAATTGACTGCCGGTGCATTTTGTTTTGGTCCATCCCAATCAAATTCAGAAGATTCTTTAACGTATTTTGATTCTAATAAAGAAGCAAAACGATGGAATCCTTCTGATGTAAATACATTATTTTGATCAAAATAATTTACGGTTGGGGAATCTTGTGGCAATCCTTTCCAAGTATAAAGAGAGGAATCTGAAATATACTTTGAATCTTTTATTACGGCAAAAGAATGAAAACCAACGCGAGTATATGTATTATTCAAATCAAAATAATTTACATTTGGAACAGCATCTCTATTGCCATCCCAATCGAATTGTGATGCATCTTTCTTATATTTTGTTTCCAAGAACGCAGCATTTGCATGAAATCCAGCGGTAGTTACAACATTTGTTAAATCGAAGTAATTAACAACAGGCGGTTTCTGTGCATTACCCTTCCATGTGTAAAATGATGATTCGTGAATATATTTTGTTTCACCAAATGTTGCAAGTATGTGGAATCCTTCTGTTGTATTCTTTTTTGTTAAATCAAAATAATTAACACCACGGACATCCTCTCTAGATCCATACCAAGTATATGCGGAAACATCTTCAATATATTTTGTTATTCCTTTCTGAGCAAATGTATGGAAACCTTCGTCTGTAAAATTATATGCAATATCAAAATAATCAACTGCAGGTGCATTAGCAGAAGGACCAGACCATTGAAATATAGATGAACCATCTACATAATTACTTATACCTTGTTGAACAAATGCTGTAAATCCTGATGTTGTGTGGAAATTCATCATATCAAAATAATTTACAGTTGGTGCATTTGTCAATGCAACAGGTCCATCCCAATCGAATTGTGATGAATCTGTGATATATTTACTATCTAAAAATCCAGCGTATGCGTGAAATCCGGCGGTAGTGTGTTGCCCTTGTAAATCGAAATAATTTACAGAAGGTGCCGCCTGACCATTACCATCCCAATTTAAATCTGATGAATCTGATATGTATTTGGAATCACCTAACACATGAAATTTAGTAAAACCATCTTTTGTTTTTGGATTACCTAAATCAAAATAATTTACAGTTGGTGCCGCTTCTTTATTACCGGTCCACCCCAATAAAGATGATTCGGTTTTATATTCAGTCATTGAAGGCATTGCCGACACACTAAACCCACTTGTTGTATTTTTCTTACCAACATCAAAATAATTAACACCGGATGGTTTAAAGAAACCCAATAATGATGAATTTGTTAAATACAGAGTTTCACTTGCATCCATAAAGGTTCTAAAACCTCTGGCGTTTGCATCGGAAAAGAAATTTGTAAATGGTGAAGATTCGGTTGGACCAACCCAAGAAAATTGAGAATCACCAATATATTTACTATCACCAATTTGTTGTTTGTGAGTAAATCCAGTTGCAAATCTATTTGTAAAGAAGTTTACTTCTTGATAACCAAGTATTGCATAATTAGATTCTGACGGATCCTCATGTCTACCTGATAATAAAGTTTTTGGTTTTACATCTAGATTTAAATTACTTCTATCTGTTTCAAGTTGTGAATCACCCGAATATCTAATTGGAGCAAATATTACTTCATTTACCATTTTTTCCAATTCGGAAACTGCGGTATATCTTATTGGTAATTTATCTATATTTAAATTGCTACCATCTTCAAAGTGTATCGAAGATTGATCAACTCTTAAAACTTTTGTTTTTGGATCTACAACAATTCCCTGTGTAGGCACATCCAATATTATATCAGGAGATTCTGATCTTCTATCAAAAGTTTGTGGTGGTTTTATTATTTCTATTTCTGGATTTACAATATCATCGTCAGGAAAAACTCTCGATTTATTGAACTCAAATGCCTGTGACTCTCTGTTTATTGATAATGGTTTTCTTTCTATTCTAATTAAAGGATTAGTTATATTACCAATAGGCGTCAATAAATCTTTGTTAATAACTACGGATTGTTCCTGTCTATTAAATGATTGTTCCGGAATCGGTATATCAACATCAGGATTTACTATATTATTAGACTGCTCCCTTGGATTTTTTGTTATATCAGGACTAGTGTCTTCCAAATCACCTGATAAAACAGAACGAGTTATATCTATTGATGATTCATTATTATTTTGTCCAGGTATTGGTTTGTTTATTTTTATATCAGTTGGATTTTGAAAATTACTTGTATTATCGAATACATTTATTGTTGATAATGCAGATGTAATTTCTTCCAATGGTATAGGATTTGAAAATGTTGATGTATTTGTTACCAAAGGGGATAGATTTGATACCGAATTAACAAGAACACTAGTCTGTTCATTTAATGGTGCAGATCTATATGATGCAGAATCATCGGCAGGTTTTCTAGAAGCATATCTATCAACCAATTTTGGCCGTTTAGGATCCAATTTAACAACATCATCTAACTTGGTTGAACCCAACTTTGAAAATAAACTAGCGGTGACGGTCTTTTGAATATTATCTAAATTTGTAGTTGTTAGTCTAGTAACAACATTTGTTCTGATAGGTTGTTCTATTTCATCCAAATATGTTGTATTCAACAAACTTGTGATACTTTTAGGTGTTGGTTTTTTTATATCATCATGTTTTGTTTTATTTAGGTATGCAGTTATTTGATCCGTTACTGGTTTTTGTGTAGGATTGGGCACACTAACTTCATCGGAAGAAGCTGGTGAACGGTATCTTGATAAATCAGATTTTAAATCAATTAAAGCCATTTAGTAACATCCATTTTAACTTAATATAAATATATGAACAACATATTATTATGCCCTACCATACGTATTATCCGTTGAAGTTGTATATGTTGCCTTTATCCTCAAATTAGATCTTATTTCTTCTATAACTTTTTCACCAACTTTTATTATAGTTGGTTGATTTGCTGCCGAATTTAATATATTTGCAATAGTGTCAAGTTTAGATTCTAATGATGAAAGATTTATTGATCCCCCACCGGCAGATTCACCACCAACTGCTCCAGGTGATTGCATAGAACCAGCTGTCATTGTTGATTGTTCTATTGGTGATCCAGATTCTGTTTCAGAACTACCAAATAAACCACCTATTGTGTCTCCGATTGAACCCATCATTCCACCGGCTAAAGATCCTATTCCACCTGAAAACATACCAACCATACCACTTATAGCTTCTCCTAATTTTTGAAAAGGTTCCAGTATTGCAGAAAGTTTTGAATCCATACTTTGTAAAACTAAAAGTTCCGGTGATTCAGTTGCCTCTGATCCCTCTGCACCGCCACCCATTGCATTCATAGCAGCACCAACTTGTTGAGTTGCACTTGCATTTGAAACAACGGAACCTTGTGGTAAAGATACTATTTCAGGACCCTGTTCTCCAACAAGTGTTGCTCCACCCTTCTTAATTATACCACCAGTAGCGGCTGCACCTATTGGTGCAAACCATTCTCTTTCATATTCTTCGCGTGTTTTTCCCATTTCTTCTAATTCTTTATCGCTCATTACACTCGGCGATTTCATACCTTTAACTGCACCAGTTGCCATTTGGGGCTGTGATTTCGCTTCTCCGGCAGGTTTGCCAGATTGATCTCCACCGGCAGATTTTGTTTCAGCTGCAGGTGCACCTGCACCAGCACTTGCTTCTTTTTGTGGACTAGCAGATCCAGCCTTCTTCGTTTCTTCTGCCTTCTTTTCAGTTTCTCCCTCAGCTTCATCGCCACCGATTCCAAAAATAGAAAGAGCTCCTGAAACTTTATCAGTTATCTTTCCAATTGTTCCCATTAAATTATCAAATAGACCACTAACCAAATCAAAAGGTGCCATGATGAAATCTTTAATACCACCACCAATTGTTTCCAAACCACCCATGAAATCGCCACTAAACATTTGGACAATTCCATCTATAACGGTTGATACTAAATCAAATGGTGACATTAGATAATCAAGTATCAAACTGCCAATGTTCATAACATATTCAACAATATCATTGAATATACCTTGAACGTGATCAAAAAATCCTGTTACCGCACCTTTTATGTTTGTCCCAAATATTGCATCTATTGCACCGGCAATAGATTCGAGTATCATTTTCGGTATACCTAAAAAGAAATCAAATATGTATTTACCAAATGTATCAATTGCACCAGTAAAATCTCCTGAAAATATTTGTATAACGCCTTTTATTAGTGTTGCAAATAACTCTATTGGTCTAACAATAAGTCCACCGATAAGTGTACCTACCAATCCAATTATTGGCTGCAATTGCTCAAATACTTTTTTTATAGTATCCATTATTCCTGCAGTTTCTTCTCCAGTTTCATTGGCGCCCATTAGTGGCTCAAATGCCTTAGTTAATGCATCGAATATACCAGTAAATGCATCCCAAATTGGTGTTATTATTGCCATATAAAACATTTTTAGTGGAGATATTAGACCAGTCATAAGTATTTCAACAACATCACCAACAACTCCAAAAATAGTACCCAATACAGAACTTATCTTATCAAATATTGCAGAAAGACCTCCAGTAGTTTCCGCACCAGAACTTAAAGATGAAAATATATCGCTAACAGCACTAAAAATTGGTTTTACTATACTTAATATATTATCAAAAGATGCTTTAATAACAGTCCATAATATTTTTCCAACACCCGATAATATATCAAACACAGGAGTTAATGCAGAAGCAACCGTATCTATTCCACCGGTTATTCCTTCAGCAGCATCACCAGCATCAAACATTCCGTGTATAACTTCAACTAATGGTGCAACCAATGCAGTTATTTTTTCTTGTATCTTTGTCATAATATCGGAAAGATTTTCTGCCATTGTTGATGCTTCTTTTTCTTTTGCCATCTTTTCGATATATGCCTTTTGCTCAGCATTACTTGTATTAGCTGCAATTTCTGCCAATTCTTTAGCATTTTTTGCTTGAAGATCGGATATTTTAGATGAATCCAATCCAATGTCTTTATACTCTTGAGCTTTTGTAAGCATTTCAGTCATTTCATCAACAGACATACCCATGGCATCTGCCATAGATTTTTGTTGAAGTCTGTTCATATTTTGAAACTCTTCCAGAGATCCAGCTTGATTTAGCAATTCATCCTGCAATCCAGCAATATCACCATTCAAAGCAAATTGTCTCGCTGTATCGAGATTTAATTGTTTACCAGTAATAACACGCGCTTCCATTTCTTTGGCGAGTGATGATTCAATATCCAATAGACCATCACCAATATCTTGCACTTTTTTCAAATCCATACCAAGCATCTTTGCCTTTTGAGCTGCCTTTATCAATGCTTCGGATCCACCCTTGAATGCAACTGTTACCGATTTAGGAACAGATGCAAGTGTTTTCATTGCCTCTTTATCTGTCATAAGACCTTTTGCAAGACCTTGACTTTTTTGCATAAGTGAACCCATAGATTCACCAGTCATTGTTGCTAGTGCCTTTATATTTCCAATTTCTTCTGTACTCATTCCGAACTTTGTGCTCAACACCGTTGCGTCTTTTACAAATTGTCCTAATTCTTTATTACCGGCTTTTATTTGTGTAGCAACATCAAGTCCGCCCATAAGTTCACTCACAGTTGCCATACCTTGTGCAACCTCTTTGGTATTAACACCAACTATTCCCATTTCCTGTGCCATACCCTGTGCAGCAACTAATGTTTTTCCCGCCTGTTCTTTTGTTCCACCTAATGTTTTTTGTATATCTGATACTGCTTGGTCTGCGCCATTGAATAATGAAACAAGTCCTGCAACAGCGGCAACCATTGCGATTATGATAACTTGTGGACCTGCCATCAGAGCCATGCCGAATGATTTTGCTCCGGCTGCAAGGGCTTTCATTCCGGCCATACCACCTTGCTGGAATCCAGATACCACATTTGTCATGGTATCGCCTAAATTCTTTTTTAAACTTTCTTTTACTTGGTCTACTCCAAGTGCTTTTGTTATTGCTGATCCACCTGGAAGTTTTTCTATGCTACTAGACATACCATCCAACAAACCCCCAATGGGCGTTGCTTCTATTGCCCCCTTTATCTTTTCTGATGTCTTCATAACCTTTTCCATTTTTTTGGCAAGGTCTTCGTTTAATTTGTTGGATTCCGTCTTTATTGCAACTTCTTCTTGCAACATTGAAATTTCTCTTTCAAGAAGTTTAGCGGTTTCTACATTACCGGCTGCTTTAGCAAATTCAAGTTCTACTTCCGCTCTTGATATACCACGCATTTCTCTTGATATATCCAATTCTGTGTATTTACCTTCACGAGCCGCCGCTTCTGCAACTGCCCTTTCTGCAATATTAGTTGTAACCAATTGACTTGTATTTACAAGTTCTTGTGTTACTCTTAATAATTCTCCACCTTCAATCGTTGAATTTTGTGCAGCAAATTGTATTAAATTTGCAACATCGGCCTGTTGGCCTTTTATTTTTAATAATTCATCAGCATATTGTTTTTCATTTTTAACAGTTTTTTGAACTTTATCATACGACTCGGCAAGTTCTCTTTGTAAATCCTTTGACTTTTTTAATGTTATTTCTCTTTCTTTATCTCTTTTTAATTGTTCGGATTGTATTTTAGACGCATCCTGTGTTGCCTTTAATGCTTCCTCTGCATTTTTATTAGATCGTTCTTGAACTTCTACTCTTTTTTGATCAGTTTCTAATACGTCACCAGTTATTGAAACTATTTGTTTTGTTACTCCCTGACGTTGTTGTTCTAATTGCAATGATTGAGCTTGTATTTTTGCAACTTCTTCTAGATTGATAACATCGGCACGTGATAATGTAACTAGTTTATCCCGCAAATCTATGAGTTCACGGGTTATATTTACTTCTTGCGATCTTAAATCTTTGAGGGCCTCGGCATCCCTCCTACTAATATCTTCTGCCATAGTTTCAATATAAATTAAAAAAAAGGTTCGTATACATAAATATACGAACCTTAATTATTTTGTCTTAAATGTTGGCATTGCTCTTTTTCTTGTATTATGTTGCTCTGTATCTTTTTTGTTTTTTTCTTCTATTATTTTGATAATTTGTTTGATATAAAATTTTCTTAAATAAATAGGTAGATTGTATACATCGCTCCAAGAAAAACCACCTTGCCCATAATAACAAAGACTAAAAATTTCTTCGTGTAAACCTACACGATAATTAGTTCCCAGGCCAAAAAAATGATACCCCAATCGGTATATCCATCTCCTTCACCTGACCTGTTGCATCTGAAATAAAAGTATATGTTAAATCAAGGTCTGGTGATATTGATTTAATATATTGCCTTAATGCTCTAGAATCTGAAGCAAAAAGTTCATTATCAACAAAATTGTTTACAGTTGCTCTACCAGTTTCACCATCAACTGCGGTAATAATATGTTTGAGTCTTGTTGTTAATTCTCTATCAATTCCTGTTTTAACAAGTGTTTTGTTCATCGATTTAATTTCAGCTTGAACTTGTTTTTCCATTCCATGTGTCATCAATTTAAATGTAACAACTCTTTTAGATATAGGCAATTCAAAATCAAACTCATTTTTTCCAGCCTCAAATAAGCTATAATCGACCTCCTTGTGCTCGATTTGAGTTAAGTCTATTGTTATTTTTTGTTTTGTTCCTGGAGAAAATGGATCATCCACTTCGATTACATAATCTTTGCCATATCCTAATACACGAGCCGCAACCATGATTGCATTTTTATCACCTACATATAAATCGTTGTAGTTAATAGGGCTAACAATCAAAGACTCAAACAATCTGTCTAATACCACACCTTGCTTAATAAGATTCTGTGAAGTTAAAATATCTTCTTCTTTAGCAGTCATGTATTTCATTTCTACTACACCAGAGGCGAGTGTATTATCTGGAGGATAAATATATCCTTTTGAAGGCAATGGTACTGTTTCCGTTGGGAAATTTGTCTTTTTTACTTCGGTAGTTTTGTATTCAGACATCAATCTGTCTTTTATTTCATCGTCTGACATTTGTTGATCTAAAGGTTGTTCATAACCGGTTGGAATTTTTGTCATAACTAATCCTATAACATTATTTTAAATAAAACATTTTAATATACAAACATAAATATGGGCATACCTAAAATAGTATGCCCATACTTTTATTTCAATTTTACTATTAGAATACCAATAATATTAGTATTGTAGAATAGCATAATCATAAGCGAGTGTCAAAGAAATTTCAACAAACGCATCATTTGCCCAATCCATATCACCAAAAGTTGTTCCGGTGATGAATGCTCCTTTCAATGTCCATTCTTCAACTTTATCACCAACTGGACCAAGAATGTGTAATGATATATCCTTCTTATAGAAGTCAGAATAACCATCACGACCTGTTACAGATTCGTGTGACAAACGTACCCATTCCATTGTTGCCTGAGCAGCAGATGGTACGATTGGATCATATAATTTAATTGTAATATCTTGCCATTCACCCTTTCCTTTAACTTTACGCTTGACATTTATATGATCAAGTGTAATTGGGTTAAAACTGATGTTTGGTCTTCCCGCACCTTTTACCAAATAAGCAGGAACGCCCTCGATATACATAATAAAGCGATTCTGTAATTTAGGTTCAAATGGTGTGAAAAAAATCTCATTTGCACTAACTAATTCAGCCATTTATATCTCCAGATTAAAATTATTCTTTTTAATAAATATAAAACTTTTAAAAAATTATGGGGAGTGTTTTTCAACTCCCCATTGAATTTATTTAAGCACCGGGAAATGCGGCACCAGTAGACTGAATATTGAAATCAAGAATGATAAATTCCGCAGTCTTTGTTGGTTGTAGATACAATTGTCCGTAAAGGATATTTCTATCTATAATTTCCGGAGTATTATTACTTTCATCCATGATAACACGGAAAGCAAACAATCCTTGACGTTGTTGAATAGACTCCAAATATGGTGTAACGATGTTCAAGAATCTTGATCGTGTCTGTGAAGTATTTTGTTCAAATACAAGGTATCTCGTAGATGACGCAATAAACTTCTTAGCAGCAATCAATAGACGGCGAACATTTATACGGTCAAGAGCAGAAGGTCTACCTTGCAATGTTTTTTGACCCCAAACACAAACGCCCGTTGATGGGAATACTGCAATAGGATTGATGCGACCTTCATATAATGAATCCCTTTCAGATTGTGTTAATCTTGTTCTAACTTCAACAACATCGGTCAATCCACCACGATTCAAACCAGCAGGAGCGAACCACTCAGCAGATACACGATCATTGAAAGCAATTACACCAGGGAGAACAACAGAAGGTGGAACCCATACTGGTTTGTTTCTGTCAAAATCAACTATTTTAACCCAAGGATAATAAGTAGCAGTATAATTACTATCAAATCCTTCCATAGCAGAAACTGCAGTTGAAATATTATCGTCATAAGCAACGGAATCCATTACATAAAACGCATCACCACGATCCTCACAAACATCTTTAGCATAATTGGTTATAGCAGAATGTAATCTATGAACTATTCCAGGTGTAACAATCATGTTAATATCAAATTCATCTGCATTTGAAATAGTATCAAGTGCCTTTTTGTAAGCAGTGTATCCATCTGATGTTGAATTTGAAATATCAAATCCTTGTGTATTTCCGGCTTCTATATTTGAACCGAGTTTCTTTTGAAGATTTGGTTTATGACCATCAAATCCACCTTGGAATGGAATCATAAATTTACGAGAATCAAGTGCAGTATTTGTAGATAAGTCAATAGATGAACTATACGCAGTTGCACTTGATGGGAAACTAGCAGCAGCATTTTGTTGATAATCACCCAAATAGAAATCTGCATTTGATCCAGTTGTTTGATTATCACTAATAGGCAATGGTCTCAAATAATTGAAATTGTCACTATTTGCGAAATCATAATCAAATCCCCAATAAACACGTCTATTGTAAGCACCAGCTACTGTTTGATCAGTTACAAATGTAGCTGCAGGTGGTTGTGTGAAAGCAGATGGTATTGGTGATTTTAAAGCACGGAATCCAAAAGGAACCAGTGTTGAAGAAACACTACCATTAGCAACTGCCTCGGTTACTTCTACACGAATATATTTTGATTTGTTTGTATAATCACCATTAACAACAACTTTACCAGTATTTGTAATTGTAATAAATCTATCACCAATTACACGTGAAACAAATTTAGGTGAATTTGGATCCAAGTTACACTTAAATGATTCAATAACATTTGGACGCAAATCTTCATCTTCATATGTAAAAGGTGTGTGTGGTAATTTAGATTGATCAACAAATCTAACGACCACATCAAAATCACCATACTCTGAACCGGCTATTGTTCCGGCGGGTCTAACATTTGCAATACCAACTTTTATTTCATAATTTGAATGAATACCATGAGAAATTGTATGTAGTCTAAACAAGTCTGATTTTATTGCTCCAACTTTTTGAGAAGTAATCCAAGGTGTTGTTGCCTGTAAATAATCAGTTGTGAAGTCCCAAGGAGAACCAGCTGATCCTGTTTCAATCAATATAGTTGTTGCCGCATCAGCTGCCAATGAAGCAGATGCCTGTTGTTTAAATGATACATAATTGTAAACAGCATGTGTTCCATATGCATTATATCCATACAAATCGCCAATATATGAAGTTGATTCTGGATCTATTGAAGCACTAAATGCAAGTCCATTCTCACTTGTAGCATTTGTAAATGATGAAGTATCAGTTGAGAATCCACCGGATACTGTCAATACAAAACTACCACTATTGTTTGCACTAACTGTTGTGTTAGCAAACAATGATGTTGCATCGGAATTAGTAACAACAAATGTTGGGTGTAAGAAAGAAATCAGTTTTTTACCCCATGAACCAGTAGCAACAAGTGCTATTGGATGTTTTAGAGAATATCCACCTGATCCAAGTACACGAACAATGGTTGTACTACCAGCATTATTCAAATAGTTTTTAGCAGTATAGGGTAGATACGATTGTTCATATGTATTGCCAAAATTTACAATAAAGTCATTAAAATTATTAACAACCGTAGGGACAAACGCAGGTCCCTTAAGCGTTGGTCCTATGAGAGCAGCACCGATATTACCAATCCCTTGTGGAAGGAATGACATATCCATTTCATTAGTAAATACTCCAGGACTCACAATTCTTTCATTAGCCACTTATTATCTCCATAAAATTATAGAATGAAATATGCATATAAATATGAAACAAAAACATCAAAACTATATTAGGACTGAATAAATTTTCCAGAGTCTAAATCCAATACACCATCGCCATATTTTTCATTTAATGTTTTAACAAGATTACTTTCTTGTTCTTGTAAATCGGCATAATCGGAAAAAAGTTTTTCTCTAAATTCTTTCATCTGTTCTAATCTTTTGGTAAGTATGTGCAACTCTACTTCAATCTGTCCTATTTGAGCAGTAGTTTTAGCATAACCTCTTTGTAAATTTTTAACGGAATCAATGTCTTCTTGGACAAATTCTTTTTCAAGTTTTAAACCAACTTGTTCAACATTCATTGTTTGTTCTTCCATAATAAAACCTCTAATAAAATTGTAAAATGTAACATCTATAAATATTTGTATGTTTAACCAAAATGGGTTTGATAAAATTTATTTTTTAACAATCCATTTAGTTTCAACGGGATTTCCACCTTTTTCTTCAAATTCGGATTTTCTAGCAGTCCTTGATTCTGCATCGCTTAAATCATTTTCAAATGTATAAACATTGGGTGATTTGTTCAAAGTAAGAGTTACCAATTCATCAACCTTTTTCTTAAAGTCATCTAATACATTTCCGCTATTTGAACCATTATTTATTGGAGGGAAATTATCAACAGGAGATGTTGTTGGTGATGATGATGGATTACCGTCATTTTGTCTTGCTCTACTATCACGTATTCTATCTTGAATGTCATTACCTGCACCATAATAATTTATTGCTTCAGGATTTTGAGCCGCATTTGGATCACGGAATGTTTCGGAAACAAATTGTATTTTATTTGGAGAAACTACTCTTTTAATAGTTGTTTGTGCGGCCAAATCTTTTGGAATCAAATAGGCATGAACTAATATTTGAAATGTTGATCTAACTATTCTATCCTGTCCAGTTGTATTACTATCTTCTATTCCGAAAGAATCTATATTTGTAGAAAATTTAAAGAAATTTTTATCACCGAACGCTTGTCCAGCAAATCTAATAAATGATTCAAGTATAGTATTTAATTGATTCTGATATTCACACCAAACAATAAAATCGTATGATATATCAACATAGTCTGGCAAAGGTAACAAAAAATATTCATATGATCTTTTTGGTTCATATTGTGTAGAAAATTTATCATATGGATTTGATTTACTATATGGTTGTTGCATAATATAAGCAATTTGTTTTGTAGTAGCAACTTTATTACGTTTCAAATTTGAACTGAATGCAACATTTGATCTTCTGAAAGTAATTAAGGGTGCAATTGTTTTTCCTTTTTTATCTTTCAAAAAACCGTCTTTTTGAATTGATGCCCATTTTTCAGAATTTGCATATATTGTTGGAACAATTATTGATTCACCATTATCTTCTATTCTTAACATCATTTTTTGATCTATAAAAGATTTAATAGCAAAATCAACATCATATAGTGTTATACCAAATTCACGAATTTTATCCTTATCGCGTCTTGTTTCTAAATGTCTTCCCTTTCCCAAAATTGGTCTAGGATTTTGTTCTGAACGCACGTCATCTATGAATGTGTCACGTGTTCTTTTTAATGGCGGTATTCTATATTTTGATGAATTAAACATTATATGTTACTCGGAATATCATTTTGATTTGATGTTATTGCTGGTCTAAATTCTTCTATGTGTATTCTTGAACGTCTTGTTAAGTGTGTGTTAGCAATTATGGAAACATTATGCCCCCATCTTTCAGTAGCAAAAGAATAATCTGGATTCTTTCCACCAAAAAATTGATTTTCTTGAATTGAATCAACTTCCCACCAATCTCCATTATATTCCACTACATCACCAACTTCTATAAAAATTTGAACATTCTTTAAAAATTCTCGTATAAAGGCAAAATTTGCTAATTGTTGAAAATCTTGACCAAATTCTGTTCCTTCATATGTTTGTGGTTGATAATCTATTAGGGCTGGAACTTTAACTGGACTATGATATACTTTTTTGTCAGATTCATTATACAAATTTGTTTTTGTATTTTCCAATGAAAGTTTGTAAACCGCAACTTCTGTATCAATTATATCGGCTACAAGTTCCATATTAAATTTATGAACAAGTCCAGCATCTCTTTGTCCGTGAAATAATGGCATAGTATTATCCTATGTAAATTGATATTGGTGTTGCATTTAGAGTTGCACCCAAAGATTCTGTTTCTAATCTTTTTGCCTCTAATAATTTACTTCTTGTCATTGTATCTAACATAGTTCTTAATTGTTCCACTAACATTTGTTTTTCAGTTGCAGCCGAAGAAATAAGATCAGCAGAATTAAGAGTTGCGTCACCACTTCCTATTGGCATACTGCCATATTTACCACGAATATATCCCAACATTTCTTTTACCAACGCAAGTGTATAGCTGTATATCCACGCTTTACCTGGAGAATTTATATGAGAGTATTCCATTATCTCATACGGAGCGTTTGACATATCAGACACAGTTCCGTCTGGATATTTTAATGGATTACTTCTTTCTTCTTTTACGATATATTCTATCCAAAGTTTGTAATCTTTGGTTGGAACAGGAAATATACGTATCTCATTATCAATCAATTCAAATGTAAATGCAGATTTACGCATCAAGTCATTAAATTCTATTGCCTGAATACGAAGTAAGTCTGCATACATTGGCATAAGCATAAAAGATACACCGGTTGAATATGCAC